ATAAAAATAATAAGTTTAATAGAGCAATAGTATCATTTATAAATCCCGAAAAATCATATCAAGTAGATGAAGTTCAGTTTCCACCTATTGATGATTCAGGACTTCCAAGTGCAGATCAACACGCAACAATGAAAGCATTAGATGGTGGAGTATTGTTAGAAGGTAAATTTGATTTTCCAACATTAACTTCTCCATATCAAGCTGAAGAAATGGCAGAGATTATTTTAAGAAGATCAAGAGAAGCTATATCTTTAGAAATAAACTGTGATTTTAATGCTTATGATTTATCTATTGGAGAAATAGTAAATATTACACATAGTTCATTAGGCTTTTCTTCTAAACCATTTAGAGTGCTTGGAATATCTTTTAATGAAGATTATACTATTGGATTAAGTTTAGTCGAACATCAAGATAGTCATTATACTTGGGCAACTAAAACACAAGCACCAACAGTACCAACAACTAATCTTCCTAATCCATTTACTGTTCAACCACCAGCAAGTGTTACTTTATCTGATAGTTTAATCGAATATAATGATGGTACAGTTATTGTTGCATTAGATGTAACTATAGGTGCTTCTCCTGATAGCTTTGTTGATTATTACCAAGTTGAATACAAAAAAAGTTCAGATTCAAATTATATTATTTATGCACAAGGCTCAGGATTAAATCATAGAGTTTTAAATGTAATTGACCAAGAAACCTATGATGTAAGGGTAAAGGCAATTTCAACATTTGGTGCATCTTCAACTTATGTAACTGCACAAAGAACTATAATAGGTGCTGTTGCACCACCCTTAGATGTGGAAGATTTTTCATGTAATATTGTTGGTCAAGAGGCTCATCTAGGTTGGACACAGATACCAGACTTGGATTTAGCATATTACAGTTTAAGATTTAGTGAAAAAACTGATGGAACTGCATCTTGGTCAAATTCTGTAGCTTTGATTGAAAAAATATCTCGACCAGCAACTTCAATTTCAGTACCAGCTAGACAAGGGACTTATCTTATCAAGGCTGTAGATAAACTTGGAAACTTTAGCTCTAATGCAACTGCTATCATTTCTAATGTTACATCTGTTATTAATTTTAATGCAGTAGCAACTCAATCAGAACACCCAGATTTTTTAGGTAGTAAAACAAATGTTATAGTTGATGACAATGCTTTAAGACTAGATTCATCAGAACTGTTTGATTCAGCTTCAGGAAATTTTGATGATGAAACAACTAGATTTTTTGATTCTGGTGTTAGTAATGCTGATTTCTTTGCAAGTGGAAATTATGAATTTTCAAATGTAATTGATATTGGTGCTAAACATACTGCTAGAATTACTGCTACTTTATCGCAATCTTCGGATAACCCAGACGATCTGTTTGATAACAAAACTGGATTGTTTGATGATGCAAAATCTAACTTTGATGGAGATACACCAGCAAATGCAAATGCACATTTAGAAATAGCAACTTCAGATGATAATGTTACTTATACTGCTTTTCAAAATTTTGTTATTGGAGATTATACAGCTAGATATTTCAAATTTAGAGTAGTTTTAATTTCAAGGGATTTAGCATCAACACCTGTAGTATCTGAAGCAAAAGTAACAATAGATATGCCTGATAGAATATTTAGTGGAAATGATATAACCTCTGGTGCTGGAACTTATAGTGTAACATTTACAAACCCATTCTTTTCTGTTAATTATGCCGTAGGAATTACAGGAGAAGACCTTGCTACTGGAGATTTCTTTTTAATTGAAAATAAAACAGTTAATGGCTTTGATTTAACCTTTAAAAATTCAGGTGGTACAGCAATAAGTCGTACCTTTGATTACTTGGCTAAGGGCTATTGATATATTAAAATAAAAGGAGTATAAGAACAACATGGCACAAGGAGATTACTTAATTCAGAACCAATCTTTCCCCTCTTTTCGTAGTGATTTAAACTCTACTTTAGAGGCTATTAATACATCTAATTCAGGAACATCAAGACCAACTTCTGCTGTCGCTGGAACAGTTTGGCTAGATACCACTTCAGCAACTACACCTACTTTAAAATTTTTTGATGGAACAGATGATATATCTTTAGCAACATTAGACTATACAGCTAACACAGTTAATTGGTTAGATAACTCAGTATCATTTGATATTGTAAATGATGTTACACCACAATTAGGTGGCGACTTAGATGTTAATGGAAATGAATTTGTATCAACATCAAATGGAGATATTGTATTCACACCTAATGGAACAGGTAAAATTAAATTTAACGATTTAGCTTATTACCCAGAAGCTAGTATTACATCTACATCAAATGCAGTAGCTTGGGATTCACAAGCACAACCAAACGCAAAACATACTACAACAGAAAACACAACTTTCTCTGCACCAAGTAATGCAACAACAGGTTCATTTATAAGTTTAAATATTCAATATGGTGGTGCTCACACAATCGCTTTCAATACAGTATTTGAATTTGCTGGAAGTACAGCACCAACTTTTACATCTGTTTCAGGTCAATCAGATCATTTAGTTTTTAGATACAATGGTACAGTTTGGCAAGAGATGGGTAGAACTTTAAATATGTCAGCAACATAAGGATAAACAATGTACGCAGTAGTCGAAAATAATAACATAACTCAATTTATAAATTACCCTAAATCTATTGTTATAGCAGATGTAAGATACCCAGCTAAAATATTTACAATGTGGTCTCAAGCTGAAAAAGAAGCTATTGGTATTTATGAAATTATAACTGATTCAACTAATTACAAAGACCCAGCATATTACAATAACACTAACGAACAATATACTTTTGCAAATGGTCAAGTTACTAAATCTTGGGGAACTGCAACTGCTAAAAGATTAGAAGATGAAAACGCAGTAGATGAAGATGGAAATAATATTTTACAAGATGGTGTTCAAGTAATTAACTATGGTTTAAAAACTGAAAAGAAAAGAATAGTTAAACAACAAGCATCTGGTTTATTAGCACCTACTGATTGGTATGTAGTTAAAGCAACTGAAGTAGCTGATTATGATATTCCAGCAAACATATTATCTTTTAGAGCAGATGTTAGAACTAAATCTAATGAAATGGAAACTATGATTAATAATTGCACAACAGTTGATGAACTAAAAGCATTATACGAATACACAGAACAACAAGACGGCACATTTACAAGACCACTACCTGAATTTCCAACTGAGGTAATATAATGCCTTTAATTATACCAAGTAACTCTATAACTGGTGGTTATGAAGTAGCTAACTCATTAAGATTTGATGATGGTAGTACAGATTATTTAGATAGAACACCAGCAAGTACTAGTGATCGTAAAACAGCTACATTTAGTTCTTGGATAAAATTTGGAAATATAATAACGGAAGAAACTTTTTTTTCATGTTTTACAGATACAAATAATCAAATATTATTTCAATATCAAGATCATAGATTAAGAGTTTTTGGAAGATTTGGTGGAACAAATTATTTTGCAAACACATCGGCACTTTATAGAGATCCATCTGCTTGGTATCATATTGTTATAGCTTTTGATACAACACAAGGAACAGCAAGTAACAGAATGAGATTATATGTAAATGGAAATGAAATTACTAATTTTAATTCTGTAACATATCCTAGTTCAAATGCTCAACTTGAATTTAATACTTCTAGTGTACCAATGTGGATTGGTGCTCAAAATGGTTCTGGTGGATTTGAATTACCTTTTGATGGTTATATGGCAGAAGTTTGTTGGATAGATGGCTCACAATTAGACCCAACATCATTTGGAGAATTTGATGCTAATAATGGAATATGGAAACCAATAGATGTATCTGGTTTAACCTTTGGCACAAATGGATTCTATTTAGACTTTGAAAACTCTGGTAGTCTAGGTGCAGATGTATCAGGTAATGGAAATAACTTTACTGTAAATAATTTAACTAGCATAGACCAAACTACGGATACACCGACTAATAATTTTGCAACATTAAACACATTAGATAAAAATATTTCTAATGTTACTTTATCAGATGGAAATTTAACAATGTCTACTTCAGCCTCTAATTATGGTGTTAGAGGAACTATGGGTGTTGTATCAGGTAAATGGTATTGGGAAGTAAAAGTTGTAACTAGATCAGGAAGTAATAATGTTATTGCTGGTGGAATAGCAAAATCTGATTGGAATTTAAGATATGTTGGAAATACTTCAACAAGTATAGGTTATGCAGCTAATGGATTGATATATAGTACTGGTAATAATGAGGGTGCTTATGGTGCCACATATACTACTGGAGATATTATTGGTGTAGCTTTAGATATGGATTCTTTAACATTAACATTTTATAAAAATGGAGTTTCACAAGGTGCTGTTAGTAGTGTATTTACTGCATCAGATTTTATTTTTCCAGCATTTTCAGGTCAAACAAGTGATGTTGTATCTGCAAACTTTGGTAGTCCAACATTCACAATCTCATCAGGAAATAGTGATGGTAATGGCATGGGAAATTTTGAATACGCAG